CCTTGAGTTCCTTGTCTTCCCTGTAACCCTTGATTGCCCTGAAGTCCTTGAGTGCCTTGATTTCCTTGAGTTCCTTGAGCTCCTTGATTACCCTGTAAACCTTGAACTCCTTGAGTTCCTTGAGCTCCTTGCAACCCTTGAGTTCCTTGAGCACCTTGTAGACCTTGAGTTCCCTGCCTTCCCTGATTGCCTTGCAATCCTTGAAGACCTTGTGAACCCTGAACACCCTGATTACTTAAACCTTGATTTCCTTGAAGTCCTTGAGCGCCTTGAAGTCCTTGATTGCCTTGGTTACCCTGAGTTCCTTGAACTCCCTGATTGCCCTGTAATCCTTGAACACCTTGAGTACCTTGAGCACCTTGTAAACCTTGAGTACCTTGAATTCCTTGATTGCCTTGAGTTCCTTGTCTACCCTGGTTACCTTGAAGACCTTGTAGACCTTGATTTCCTTGAGTACCCTGAACACCTTGATTGCCCTGTAAACCTTGAACACCTTGAGTGCCTTGATTACCTTGTAATCCTTGAGTTCCTTGAGGTCCTTGTAGACCTTGAGTTCCTTGTCTTCCTTGAGTGCCTTGAAGACCTTGAGTACCTTGAGAGTTTTGAGTACCTTGAACACCTTGAGTACCTTGAAGACCTTGAATACCTTGAGTTCCTTGAGCACCTTGTAAACCTTGAGTACCCTGGATTCCTTGATTGCCTTGAGTTCCTTGTCTACCCTGATTACCTTGAAGACCTTGTATTCCTTGATTACCTTGAGTACCCTGAGCACCTTGATTACCTTGTAATCCCTGTATTCCTTGGGTTCCTTGTCCACCTTGTAATCCTTGAGTTCCTTGAATCCCCTGATTTCCTTGAGTTCCTTGCCTACCCTGATTACCTTGAAGACCTTGTAATCCTTGAAGACCTTGAATACCTTGGCCTCCTTGAGTTCCTTGTGTTCCTTGATCTCCTTGAGTTCCTTGTCCGCCTTGTAAACCTTGAGTGCCCTGGATTCCTTGATTTCCCTGAGTTCCTTGTCTTCCTTGGTTTCCTTGAAGACCCTGAGTTCCTTGATTACCTTGAGTTCCTTGAGCTCCTTGATTACCCTGTAAACCTTGAACTCCTTGAGTACCCTGAGCACCTTGTAAACCTTGAGTACCTTGAACTCCTTGATTTCCCTGGGTTCCTTGTCTTCCTTGAGTTCCTTGAAGACCTTGTAAACCTTGAACTCCTTGAGTTCCTTGATCTCCCTGAACTCCCTGATCTCCCTGAGTACCTTGATTACCTTGAAGACCTGTATCTCCTTGATTTCCTACACTTCCAGTAACACCTTGATTACCTTGTAATCCTTGATTACCCTGAACTCCCTGAGTTCCTTGTCTCCCCTGAGTTCCTTGATTACCTTGAAGTCCTTGATTACCTTGAGTTCCTTGAAGACCTTGATTTCCTTGATTTCCTTGAACTCCTTGATCTCCTTGAGTTCCTTGATTACCCTGTAATCCAGAAGATCCTGTAGATCCTGTTAAACCTTGAGTTCCTTGGGCACCTTGCAACCCTTGAGTGCCTTGATTTCCTTGATTGCCTTGTAGTCCTTGATTACCTTGTAATCCTTGATTTCCTTGAGTTCCTTGAACTCCTTGAAGTCCTTGAGTACCTTGTGTTCCTTGAGCACCTTGTGTTCCTTGGGCACCCTGAAGTCCCTGATTGCCTTGAGTACCTTGTCTTCCCTGAAGACCTTGATTTCCTTGAGTCCCTTGATTACCTTGTAAACCTTGAGCTCCTTGAGTTCCCTGAGTTGCTTGATTTCCTTGTAATCCTTGTAATCCTTGGGTTCCTTGTACGCCCTGTAATCCCTGGTTACCCTGAGTTCCTTGTCTTCCTTGAAGACCTTGATTTCCTTGAGTCCCTTGATTTCCTTGTAGACCTTGATTACCCTGAGTTCCTTGATTACCTTGTAATCCCTGTAATCCTTGGGTTCCTTGATTTCCTTGAGTTCCTTGAGCACCTTGTAGTCCTTGAACTCCTTGAGTACCTTGTCGTCCTTGAAGTCCTTGAGTTCCTTGTAATCCTTGATTACCCTGAGTTCCTTGATTACCCTGAGTTCCTTGATTACCTTGAAGACCTTGGTTACCCTGAGTTCCTTGATTGCCTTGATTTCCCTGTAATCCTTGATTACCCTGAGTTCCTTGATTACCTTGGAGTCCTTGAGTACCCTGAAGACCTTGTGCTCCTTGAGTACCTTGAACTCCTTGATCACCCTGTAATCCTTGAAGACCCTGAATACCTTGGTCTCCTTGAGTTCCTTGATCACCCTGAAGACCTTGAGCACCTTGAGTTCCCTGATCTCCCTGCGTACCTTGAGCACCTTGAGTTCCTTGATCTCCTTGAACTCCTTGATTACCTTGAGTCCCTTGATCCCCCTGAAGACCTTGAACTCCTTGATCCCCCTGAAGACCAGTATCACCTTGAGATCCTACAGTTCCGCTAACACCTTGAAGACCTTGAGTTCCCTGTCTTCCTTGGAGTCCTTGAGTTCCTTGATTACCTTGAAGACCTTGATTTCCTTGAGTTCCTTGATTACCCTGTAAACCTTGAGTGCCTTGGGCACCCTGTAATCCTTGAGTTCCTTGGAGTCCTTGATTTCCTTGAGTTCCTTGAGCACCTTGAAGACCCTGGGTGCCTTGTCTCCCTTGAGTACCTTGATTACCTTGAAGACCCTGAGTTCCTTGAGCTCCTTGAAGACCCTGAGTTCCTTGAGCACCTTGAGTTCCTTGATTACCTTGAAGTCCTTGAGTGCCCTGAGCACCTTGAGTTCCTTGTCTACCTTGAAGACCCTGAGTGCCTTGTGCCCCCTGCTGTCCTTGAGTTCCTTGGGCACCCTGTAACCCCTGAGTTCCTTGAAGACCTTGGGTACCTTGAGAAGCTTGAATACCTTGTAGACCCTGATTTCCTTGGGTACCTTGTCTTCCCTGCAATCCTTGATTGCCTTGAGATCCTTGAGCACCTTGAAGGCCTTGAGTTCCTTGAAGGCCTTGAACCCCTTGGTTACTTAGTCCTTGAAGACCTTGATTACCTTGAGTTCCTTGGGCACCTTGAAGACCTTGAAGACCTTGTCTTCCTTGATTGCCCTGTAAACCTTGAACCCCTTGATTACTTAATCCCTGAAGTCCCTGATTACCTTGAGTTCCTTGGGCACCTTGAATTCCTTGGGAACCTTGACCTGCAAATTCTCCGGATAATCCCTGATTTCCTTGTCTACCTTGAGTTCCTTGCAAACCCAAGGCACCTTGAGTGCCTTGTCTTCCTTGGGTTCCTTGAGGTCCCTGATTACTTAAACCTTGAAGACCTTGAGCACCTTGAGCACCTGGATCTGGTATTCTTAACCAGGACGTTCCATCCCATCTCCAAGTAGATCCAGATTCTTGGTAAATCTCACCTATAACAGGATTATTTGGAAAATTAAGTGCTGCCATAATTAAGGTATATTATTTCTCATTATTTTTACTATTTATTTTTATAATATTGATCTCTTTTTCTAAAGATTCTATTCTCACAAAAGCTTCTTGAAGTGCCTTCCAGAGAACTGGAATTAATTCTTCTTTATGTAGTAATTTAGTTCCACAAAAATCTTTAACAGCATCTGGAATCTTATCTTCAATATTTTGTGCGATGAATCCAGTATGAGTTATTCCACCATCATACAATTCACTTGAAGATTTCCATTCAAAGTCGACGACATTAATATGATTTAAAATAGTTAATGGATTTAATGATGTGGGCCTAATATTGTCTTTTAATCTTTCATCAGAAGTCTGAGTTCCAGTATTCCATAAGGCAGTTCCACCATCATATAAGACTACATTTCTATTATTTTGCCAAGCAAATCTATATTGCCTATCACTTGTACTTCCTATTCCAGTTGGTCCAAAATATAAATCAAGACCTCCATCTCCAACTGGACTTAAACCACCATAAAATGTATTAATTCCCAAATGTAACGACTTTGTCGTTGCTATAAAGACATTATTAGTTGTAGAAACAATCCCAACAGATAAATTTCCATTTATTTTTACATTACCATTTGCAGTAATTGCTTCACTGGAATACCCAACTGGACCGACAATTAAATATGAATCTCCACTTGTAGTTCCGACACCTACAGTGCTAGTTGTATGTATTCCATTTCTACCATCTAATGCATTTGTATATACCCAGGGATTCACCATGGTTCCCCCATTGGCGTCTACCCATTGATTTGAATCAACATCAACATAAAATATTCTCAAATCTCCAACTTTAGTATCCCACCACAAATCTCCTTGAATAGGTTCTGGTGGCGGAGTTTCGGAAACTGTAACCGAAGGTGTTAAAACTGTAATGGTAGAAATAGATCCAACAGCAGTGGCAGTTACGTTCCTACCAACGAAATTTAACTTAGATACACTATTTGCTGTTCCTACAAGAACTCCTTCATCATAGATACTAATACCAGCTGCGGATGCACCTGAGGGTGGGGTAGTAACCCAATATCTATCATAAGTTGTCCCGTTATCAATAGTGACAAGAGTATAATATGTTTCAGCGAGTGCAACAGATTTTTCGCCTGGATATCCTAGATTAGGCTCAGCTTCTTCTAATGCTAAGTATAGATGTCTATCTGTACTTAATCCAGAAAATTCTCTTACAATCTCTCTTCCACTTAAAAACTTTGCCATTTCTTATTATTGCTTTGCGGTTTCTAACACGCTTAAAATTAATTCAATTCCATTGTTTTGAGATGCACTAAACTTGAGAATGTCGGAAGTTTCAAGGGCTAGACGACCATCTGCGACTAAATTCATACCATCGTTTGGAGGTATTTTCACATTATTGGCAAATTTATAATCAGATGGACTATCTGATGTTCTGGAATGAACTGCAGTTACTCGACAAAAAGTGCTACCGGCAGCAACATTAGTAACCTGACAAAGAATAATAATGGATGCAACACCAATAGGACAGGTGTAAATTCCAACTAGATTAGTTGTTACTCCTACCCGTATAGTCCTAAATTTATTAAGTGCAATCGCCGCCATATTACTTACCTAGTGCTATAATTAGAGGTGTTACTGTATTTAACAGACTTTGACTGAAGGATCTTTCGGAAATGGTTCCTGTCAACTGATTGATTACAACACCTTCACCAATTTGGAAGTTTCCTGCCTGATTAGTGCTGGTATAAACAACCTGTCCTCCATTTCTCTTATCTACTTCATTTTCCTGAATTGTTACACCACCTAAAGCTGGTTTTGCAGTATTAATATTTGTTCCAGCACCAACCCATTCCAGAGAGATGGAAGTTGCAATTTGTAAACTAATTCTAGAGAAGTAAACAGTCGTTCCAACACCAATATCATTATTCAATGTTTGATTTAAAGTAATTTCGGAGACTCCATTTACAGGTAATGTTGCTTTTTCAATTCCATAATATATTGGATACATTACTGGCGATGCGGAAGCACCTGCCCCATTGCCTCCAGTGATTGATATATTTGGTGGATTTTCATACTGAGTACCACTACTAATTACGTCAATAGAAACTACCTTTCCATCAACAATGTTTGCAGAACCTTCTGCTCTGATTCCATTTGGTCCTTCTGGGAAGTCAAAAGTAATCGTTGGTGGATTAGATTCTGTATATCCACTTCCACCATTGGTCACTTCTATACGATCTACGAAATAATATAAACGATCAAAGTAAATTGCCTGACCATCATATGGGCGATTCTTACCAACTCCAGAAACCACAATCGTATCATCCTCCGCCTTCGCATTTTCGGATATACTTGCAGTATATCGATAAATTGATTTTGAAGTATTATCACCAACACCATCAGAAACTAGTCCATAGTTACCGAATGATGCGTTGGAGTTTGTAATATCACACTGTCCACCAGACTTTGTAAAGATTCCAATATCATCACAAATTGTAAAGATAGAAACCAACTGAGAATATGCGCCATTGGTAATAGAAACACCAATACCACCTTGGTTATATTGGGTGTATGAGTCAACGCTCATCGTTCCAGTTACACCAATATCATCCTTATCACCAGGTTCTGCTTCAAAACCATCAACTTTCATTCCGATACTATCACCGATAAAGTTGGTGCAGTTTCTAATATAAGGACCTTGAGTAATTGGTCCAACACCCTTGGAATATGGTGGAATTACAACACCGCCAACAACATATGTGTGGCCGATTCCAGTCTTACCAACGTTCACTGTGAATGAATTACCATCTTCAGAAACACTCAGAACTTGGAAACTAAATCCATTATTACCAGATGGGTATAATGTTGTTGTACCAGCACCACTATTGCAAGCAAATTCAAGATCACGTAATGTTACGGTATCACCAATCCTTAAACTTATACCAGGTGAAGTAATGGTAGTGATTCCGGTGTTGTTATCATATTTCGCCTCTGTAACAGGTATAGATCTGTTTATTACATATCCACCAGAAACATAATTATGTGGGATGGTAGAAATTCCAGTATAGATGTCAAAGGAATCATCGGGATTTATTTTAGTGACATAGAATTCATATCCATAATATCCTGATGGGAATAACTGTGTACTAGTTGTTAGACCAGAAGAGCAGGAGAACAATAGATCTCTAACTTCTATTAAATCTCCAACTTTAATTGGTAGTCCAGGTGCCTTGATTGTTGTTCTACCAGAAGTCTCAGTATAAACTGCACTTGTAATACCAACAAGTGATTCAAATCCTTTTCCACGATTACCTGGATATGATATATTAAATCCAATTGTAGAGAATGCGGTGGAACCAAGTCCAACAATCGAGGTCACCACACCAACACAAGATTTGAGTGCAGAGGTAACATCTGCACAAGAACTAATTACATTATTAAATCCAGTTTCAGGATCCACTTGCATAGAAAGATCCTTAACCTGAGAATATTCAGTTTGGAAATTCTGATACTTTTGAACTGTTCCGCCAGAAACATATGTGTGTGGTAGAACAGTCTTTCCACCAACGAATTCAAATGTATTTGGTCCAACCTCAGACTTAACTGGGAAGATATAGTTATAAGTTCCGTCTGGGAAGATATTAGTTGTATAATTGGAAGTTAATGTTCCTCCGGTAATATATGTGTGATCTAATGTAGAAATACCAACATTTATCTTCACCATATTTGAAGTATATAGTGCTGGATATGCACTTAGATTTCCATTTGTAATTGTTGTTGTTAAAATAGAAATCAAGTTGTCAATATTTGTTCTTACGTTGGCACAAGAAGTTTCACTCTGATTATTTCCAGTTAAAGGATCTGGAGTAATTGAAAGATCTTTTACATTCAATTGATTTGTAATTGCCTTCTTAGCATAATCACGAACAGCATTAAATGCAGTTACACTTTGTGCGGTTTCTCCAACCAATCCATTTGAAATTGGTGTTCCATTCTTGTTGAAGTAGGCTCTGGTTGCCTCACGAATGTACTTGTTAGTTCCGTATCTAACATCCTTGATTAAGGCGTCTACAATATATCCAATATCTCTACGGCACTTGTTCTCACCCGAAACAAAAATACCAGGATTATTCCAAATTGTTTTGAGTGAATCTAGTGATCCTGCAGTTAGAACAGTATTAACAATTGATGTTAGTGTATCTAATGTATTTTGAACGTTTGCACAGGATGCAGTGCTTACATTAGAACCAGTTACTGGGTCTCCAGTTAAAGTTAGATCTTTAATGGTCAACTGATTAGTAATTGCTGCCTTCATCAGATCTCTTGCCTGATTAAATGCATAAACAGATTCTGTTATTTCTCCAACTAATCCGTTATTAATTGGCGCACCATTGCTGAAGTATTGATTTACAAAGGCAATAGAATAAGAATTTCCGCCAGTAAATATGTCAGTTGAAATTGCATCAACAAAATATCCTAGGTCACGCTTACACTTTGTTTCAGTTCCTGCAATTGCTGGATACAAAGTGGCAGTTGCTGACCAGGCACTATTTACAATTTCAGTTCTATTTTGCTGAATCAGGCGATAAGAATCCTTAAATCTAGAGAATCTAGTTGTCTGAACATCGTTGGGGAAATAGAAGTCAGAGTGTGCAATTGCAATTGCAGCAAGAGATTTATCAATAATTTCTAGTCTATTCTTCTGTATTAAGTTTGCAGCATCCAGGTAACGATTCTCTGCTGTTGCAATTACAGTAAAGTCATATCCAAGATTTCCTGATGGATAATATGCAGTAGAAGGACCTCCACCACTATTACATTCCCAGACAAGATTTTCAATTTTTACTTTTTTACCAGGTTCAATGTATAGGTCTGATTGGGAAGTAGTTCCTATTCCAATTGCAACAATTGTGGTTATTCCTGTTGTTCTATCGTAAGATGCTGTAGAAATTCCAAACACAGGTGTATAAAGTCTTGCTGCAGTTCCACCATATTGATAGTTGTGAACAAGCGTTGATTTTCCTACATTTACAATAAATGTCTTCGGATCAAGAACATCTTGAACTGTAAAATCATATCCAAGGTTTCCTGAAGGATATGATGCTGTGGAAGGACCACCACCACTATTACATTCAAATACTAGGTCACGTAAACGAATTCTATCCCCAGACTTAATTGCTAGTGCCTTGTTAACTTCTATGGTTGAGATTCCAGTCAATCTATCATAAGTGGCAGTTACAACTCCAACAGGGAATCCTTCAGATCCTGGAGTGCATTCATATTTTAGACCTTGAATTTTAACTGGATCCGATACAGAAAGACCGTGATTAATCGCAGTTACTGTCGTAACTCCTGTATTTGCATCATAAACTGCATTAACAACTGTTGTACCAAGTCCAACAGGATATCCGCCCCAAGAGCAGTTATTAATTACTGCTCTGGCAACATTGAACGAATATTCAATTGTTCCTATGGTTTGTTTTATTTCATCTGGATTCTTGAGAATTCCTGGTTTTAAGTTCCAGTTATCATCAAAATATGCCTTTCCTGCCGCAACAGATCTAGAATTACCACCTCTAGTAATATCATGAATAATACACTTCCATATATCTTTAATATCATCTGCACAATCATTACTCTCTAAAGTAACACCATATCTAACTGGAGGAGCAGTCAGAGTTGTTCCAGCACCTATCATACTGGTTACGATTCCGATCAATTGACTAATAGTGGTTCCAACACCTACACATCCACCAGCAACCTGAATAACTGATGGATTCTTAACTTGTACTACACTATTTCCAACTCCTTGATAAGAAACTGGCAGATCTAAGTTATTGATGACAAATGTTGAGATTCCTGCTGCGTAATCGAGTGCAGCAACAGTCGCTTCAGATACACCAGCACCTGTAATATGAATCAAACTATTAGAATTGCTGAAGTAAGAATATCCAGCACCGATAGATTTGCGGTTACTACCTGCCTTGAGGTCATATGAAACCGCCTTCATAATACTTACAATATCTTCTCTACAATTAGTGTAACTACTAATTCCTAGACTGAAGTTATAACCAGATGGAGAAGTCAAGAATCCAACAGTTTCTCCAGCAATAAATTCTAAATTGGAATCAATCAATTTAGCAGCATCTTGCTCTCTATGTCCACCTGCAAATCCACTAAATCCACTTGTTAAGAATCCTACAGATTCTTTTGCAATATAATCAAGATTCAAACGAATCATTCTAGCGCCGTCAAAGAATCTATCTGTAGAAACTCCTAATAGTGGTTGTAATGCTACTATTGCAGCACCATTTCTTGAATTCTGTCCTATGAAGCTGGCATCGGTTATGTGGCATCCATTATTAACATAGAACATATCCTTTTCTGGATATTTTGGAGTTATTACACAGTTTCTAAGTTCGGTTCCCTCAAGAGAAACTGTTTTTGCCAAAACAATTGGATTTTCTTCAACATATACGCCTGGGAATAGTTTAATAGTATCCCCATATAGTGCTATAGAAGCTGCTGCCTTGATTGTTCTCTTAGGATAGTTTTCGGATAAACCAGTATTATTATCATCTCCATTCTGAGCAACGTATATGGTCTTTCCAATTGGTCTATAAGCATCAATTGTTACAACACCTTTTCCTGGAGTTTGAGTTGCCGTTAAATCAATACCGATACCTGGTACTAATTGAGTAACAATACCGACAAGATTTACACCACCGCCATAAAATTCGGTAGATCTTGTGGTTCCATCTACAGTTAAATTATCAGTTGTTACGTTAGTATTAACTCCTAAAGATCCTGTTGCAGGAACAAATGTTAATTTTTCTGTTGCTGCATATAGAGTTGAAATTCCTGCTATGGCATCAGGATCTTCTGAGAAAAGAACAAACCTGTTTTCGTTTGTAGTATTATCAGTATCTACATCAAAATTAGAAGATCCTTGTAATCCCTGCAACCCTTGATTGCCCTGAAGTCCTTGAGTTCCTTGATCTCCTTGTAATCCTTGAACTCCCTGGAGACCTTGAATACCTTGGGTACCTTGATTTCCTTGAAGTCCTTGAGTACCTTGGGTTCCTTGTGTTCCTTGTACCCCCTGAACACCTTGGAGTCCTTGATCTCCCTGAAGACCCTGAATACCTTGAAGTCCCTGATCGCCTTGTAATCCCTGAATTCCCTGGGTTCCTTGATTACCCTGTAAACCTTGAAGACCTTGAATTCCTTGAACTCCCTGATCTCCCTGAAGTCCTTGGATACCCTGAGTTCCTTGATCACCTTGTAACCCTTGAAGGCCCTGAGTTCCTTGATTTCCCTGTAATCCCTGAACACCTTGAGTTCCTTGCAGTCCTTGTGTCCCCTGAACTCCTTGAAGTCCTTGATTTCCCTGAAGGCCTTGATTACCCTGGAGTCCTTGAGTTCCTTGATCACCTTGCAGTCCTTGCGCACCCTGATTTCCTTGTAATCCTTGAAGTCCTTGTAATCCCTGCAATCCTTGGGTTCCTTGTCCACCTTGTAATCCCTGATTACCCTGCAGTCCTTGAGTTCCTTGTCTACCCTGAGTTCCCTGTACTCCTTGAAGTCCTTGAGTACCTTGAACACCCTGTGTACCTTGTCTACCCTGAAGACCTTGAAGACCTTGAGAACCTTGTTGACCCTGGGTGCCTTGTCTTCCTTGAGTTCCTTGATTTCCCTGAAGACCTTGTAATCCTTGAGATCCTTGAACTCCTTGATTTCCTTGAGTTCCTTGTAACCCTTGGGTCCCCTGAGTTCCTTGAACTCCTTGAAGTCCTTGAGTACCTTGTAATCCTTGTACTCCTTGAGTTCCTTGAACACCTTGAGTGCCTTGATTACCTTGTAATCCCTGAGCACCTTGAGTTCCCTGAACTCCTTGATCTCCTTGTAATCCTTGATTACCTTGAGTGCCTTGAGCTCCTTGAGTTCCTTGATCTCCTTGTAGTCCTTGAACTCCCTGAGTTCCTTGATTACCTTGAGTTCCTTGTAATCCCTGATTACCCTGAGTACCCTGAACAGCTTGAACGCCCTGATTACCTTGAAGACCTTGATTACCCTGAGTTCCCTGATCTCCTTGAAGACCTTGAATACCTTGCGTACCTTGATTTCCTTGTAATCCCTGATTGCCCTGGGTTCCCTGATCTCCCTGTAATCCTTGATTACCTTGGGTTCCTTGATTTCCTTGTACTCCTTGATTTCCTTGGGTTCCCTGATCTCCCTGTAATCCTTGATTACCCTGAACACCTTGAGTTCCTTGATCTCCCTGTAGTCCCTGATTCCCTTGCAGACCTTGATTACCTTGATTTCCTTGTAATCCTTGTAATCCTTGAAGACCCTGATTACCCTGAACTCCTTGAGTACCCTGAAGTCCTTGATTTCCTTGATTACCTTGATTACCTTGATTACCTTGAAGTCCTTGATTTCCTTGGGTACCTTGATCTCCTTGTAGTCCTTGATTACCTTGCAGACCTTGGAGTCCTTGTCTTCCTTGAACTCCTTGAGTTCCCTGAACTCCCTGCAACCCTTGATTACCTTGATTACCTTGCAGACCTTGAGTTCCCTGATCTCCCTGAAGTCCCTGAGTTCCCTGATCACCCTGTAGACCTTGTACTCCTTGATTTCCTTGAGTACCTTGTCTTCCCTGAAGACCTTGTAGACCTTGTAGACCTTGAACACCTTGATTACCTTGGAGTCCTTGTCTTCCCTGAACACCCTGAAGACCTTGTGTTCCTTGAACTCCTTGGGCACCTTGGGTTCCTTGATCACCTTGAGTACCTTGATCACCCTGTAAACCTTGATTACCTTGGGTACCCTGAACTCCTTGATCTCCTTGTAATCCTTGATTACCTTGAGTGCCTTGAGCTCCTTGAAGACCTTGTGTCCCTTGAGCACCTTGTACTCCTTGTGTTCCCTGATCACCTTGAGTGCCTTGGTCTCCTTGTAACCCTTGAGCACCTTGAGTTCCTTGAGCTCCTTGATTACCCTGTAAACCCTGTCTACCTTGGGTGCCTTGTAATCCCTGTAATCCTTGGGTACCTTGTAAACCTTGAATACCCTGAGTTCCTTGATCACCTTGAGTACCTTGATCACCCTGTAACCCTTGAACTCCTTGTGTTCCTTGAATACCTTGATTGCCTTGCAGTCCTTGAACACCTTGTGTTCCCTGAACTCCTTGATCACCCTGAGTTCCCTGAAGACCTTGGACACCCTGGGTTCCCTGATCTCCTTGAGTACCTTGATTACCTTGTAATCCCTGAGTTGCCTGTGTGCCTTGAACTCCTTGATCTCCTTGTAATCCTTGATTACCCTGTGTTCCTTGAGCACCCTGTGTTCCTTGAGCACCCTGTGTACCTTGTAATCCCTGAGTTCCCTGAACTCCTTGATCACCTTGAAGTCCTTGTACACCTTGAGTACCCTGGGTACCCTGAACTCCTTGATCTCCTTGTAATCCCTGAGCACCTTGAGTTCCCTGCTCTCCTTGAAGTCCTTGAGTTCCCTGAGCACCCTGAACTCCTTGAACTCCTTGATCACCTTGAGTACCTTGATCACCCTGTAAACCTTGATTACCTTGGGTACCCTGAACTCCTTGATCCCCTTGGAGACCTTGGGCACCTTGAGTTCCTTGTTGCCCCTGAAGACCTTGAGTACCCTGTATTCCTTGATCGCCTTGAGTACCCTGAGCACCTTGGGTACCTTGAGCACCCTGAGTACCTTGAGCACCTTGTATACCCTGGAGACCTTGAATACCTTGATCGCCTTGTGTTCCTTGATCACCCTGTAAACCTTGATTACCTTGGGTTCCTTGAACTCCCTGATCACCTTGTAGACCTTGTGCGCCTTGAGTTCCTTGTTCTCCTTGAAGTCCTTGTGTTCCTTGAAGACCTTGATTACCCTGCGTTCCTTGGGCACCCTGAGTTCCCTGATCACCCTGAAGACCTTGATTGCCTTGTGTTCCCTGAACTCCTTGATCTCCTTGTAATCCCTGAGCGCCTTGAGTCCCTTGATCACCTTGGGTACCTTGTATCCCCTGTAATCCTTGATCTCCTTGAAGACCTTGGGCACCTTGGGTTCCTTGTTCGCCTTGAAGTCCCTGTGTTCCCTGAAGACCTTGAGCGCCTTGAGTTCCTTGGGCACCCTGAGTTCCTTGATCCCCTTGAACCCCCTGAACACCTTGTGTTCCTTGAACTCCCTGATCACCTTGTAGACCTTGTGCGCCTTGAGTTCCTTGTTCTCCTTGAAGACCTTGTGTTCCTTGGATTCCCTGATCACCTTGCGTTCCTTGGACACCTTGAACTCCCTGATCACCTTGAGTACCTTGATCACCTTGGAGACCTTGAGCGCCTTGAGTTCCTTGGGCACCCTGAGTTCCCTGATCACCCTGAAGACCTTGATTGCCTTGGGTTCCTTGAACTCCTTGATCTCCTTGAAGACCTTGGGCACCTTGGGTTCCTTGTTCTCCTTGAAGTCCCTGTGTTCCCTGAAGACCTTGAGCGCCTTGAGTTCCTTGGGCACCCTGAGTTCCCTGATCACCCTGAAGACCTTGATTGCCTTGGGTTCCTTGAACTCCTTGATCTCCTTGTAAACCTTGAATTCCTTGAGTTCCTTGATCTCCCTGAACACCTTGATTACCCTGTAACCCCTGATCTCCTTGAAGTCCCTGTACTCCTTGAGCACCTTGCTCCCCCTGAAGACCTTGATTACCCTGTAATCCTTGGTCTCCCTGAAGACCTTGAAGACCTTGAGTACCTTGTTCACCTTGAAGACCCTGAATACCTTGATCTCCTTGAGTTCCTTGTAAACCCTGAACACCCTGCGTTCCTTGATCTCCTTGAGTACCCTGTATTCCCTGATCTCCCTGAGTTCCTTGAAGTCCTTGAACACCTTGAACTCCTTGATCACCTTGAAGACCCTGAATACCTTGATCTCCTTGAGTTCCTTGTAAACCCTGAACACCCTGCGTTCCTTGATCTCCTTGAGTACCCTGTATTCCCTGTAATCCTTGATCACCTTGTAGACCTTGAACTCCTTGATCACCTTGAATACCTTGGAGACCTTGAATACCTTGATCACCTTGAGTTCCTTGAACTCCTTGTAATCCTTGAACTCCTTGTTCACCTTGAAGACCTTGATTACCTTGTAGTCCTTGATCTCCCTGAAGACCTTGAACACCTTGTGTTCCTTGATCTCCTTGAGTTCCTTGATTTCCTTGAACTCCTTGATCTCCTTGAAGACCTTGGGCACCTTGGGTTCCTTGTTCTCCTTGAAGTCCTTGTGTTCCTTGGATTCCTTGATCGCCTTGTGTTCCTTGAACACCCTGAGTTCCTTGATCTCCTTGGAGACCTTGATTACCTTGGGTTCCTTGAACTCCCTGATCTCCCTGAAGACCCTGAACACCTTGTGTCCCCTGATCACCTTGAACACCTTGATTACCTTGAACTCCCTGATCTCCCTGAAGACCTTGAATACCCTGATCTCCTTGAATACCTTGAAGACCTTGAATACCTTGATCTCCTTGAGTTCCTTGTAGACCTTGAACACCTTGTGTTCCTTGGTCTCCTTGAGTTCCTTGATCTCCCTGAAGACCTTGGACACCTTGATCTCCTTGGACTCCTTGATCTCCTTGAATACCTTGGAGACCTTGAATGCCTTGATCTCCTTGAGTACCCTGAAGACCTTGAACACCTTGATCCCCTTGAATACCCTGAAGACCTTGATCTCCCTGCAATCCCTGAGCACCCTGAGTACCTTGATCTCCTTGAGTACCCTGATCTCCTTGAAGACCTTGATTTCCTTGGGTTCCTTGAACTCCCTGATCTCCCTGAAGACCTTGAACACCTTGTGTTCCTTGATCTCCTTGAGTTCCTTGATTTCCTTGAACTCCCTGATCTCCTTGAAGACCTTGAATACCTTGAGTACCTTGGTCTCCTTGAACCCCCTGATCTCCCTGAAGACCTTGAACACCTTGATCTCCTTGGAGACCTTGAATACCTTGATCTCCTTGGAGACCTTGAACACCTTGTGTTCCTTGATCTCCTTGAAGACCTTGGATACCTTGAGTTCCCTGGTCTCCTTGGGTACCTTGATCTCCTTGTAATCCTTGGGCACCCTGAGTACCTTGATCTCCCTGAGTACCTTGATCTCCCTGAAGACCTTGAACACCCTGAGTTCCTTGAACTCCCTGATCTCCCTGAAGACCTTGAACACCTTGTGTTCCTTGGTCTCCTTGAGTTCCTTGATCTCCCTGAAGACCTTGGACACCTTGATCTCCTTGGACTCCTTGATCTCCTTGAATACCTTGAAGACCTTGAATACCTTGATCTCCTTGAGTTCCTTGTAGACCTTGAACACCCTGAGTACCTTGGTCTCCTTGGGTACCTTGATCTCCTTGTAATCCTTGAGCCCCTTGAGTACCTTGATCTCCTTGAGTACCCTGATCTCCCTGAAGACCTTGAGTACCTTGAATACCTTGATCTCCTTGAGTACCCTGAAGACCTTGAATACCTTGAGTACCTTGATCTCCTTGAGTTCCTTGATCTCCTTGTAATCCTTGAGCCCCCTGAGTACCTTGATCTCCTTGAGTACCTTGAATACCTTGGAGACCTTGAATACCTTGATCTCCTTGAGTACCCTGAAGACCTTGAATACCTTGAGTACCTTGATCTCCTTGGGTACCCTGATCTCCCTGTAATCCTTGAGCCCCTTGAGTACCTTGATCTCCTTGAGTACCTTGAACACCTTGGAGACCTTGAATACCTTGATCTCCTTGAGTTCCTTGTAATCCCTGAACACCCTGAGTACCTTGGTCTCCTTGAGTACCTTGAATACCTTGGAGACCTTGAATACCTTGATCTCCTTGAGTACCCTGAACTCCCTGAATACCTTGAGTTCCCTGATCTCCCTGAGTACCCTGAATTCCCTGATCACCTTGGGTACCTTGATCGCCTTGAATACCTTGCAGACCTTGAATACCTTGGAGACCTTGAATACCTTGATCTCCTTGAGTACCCTGAACTCCCTGAATACCTTGAGTTCCCTGATCTCCTTGGACACCTTGAATACCTTGGTCTCCTTGAGTTCCTTGATCTCCTTGGACTCCTTGATCTCCTTGAATACCTTGGAGACCTTGAATACCTTGATCTCCTTGAGTACCCTGAAGACCTTGAATACCTTGAGTTCCTTGAATCCCTTGAAGGCCTTGAATACCTTGGTCTCCCTGAGTTCCTTGATCACCCTGAATTCCTTGAGTTCCTTGGAGTCCCTGATCTCCTTGAAGACCCTGAATACCCTGCCCACCCTGAGTCCCTTGGATACCCTGCGAACCTTGATTACCTTGAAGTCCTTGAGTACCCTGATCTCCTTGTAATCCTTGAGATCCTTGAGTTCCTTGCTGTCCCTGATTACCTTGAGTACCTTGCTGTCCTTGTAATCCTTGTGGACCTGGTGGACCTACATCTCCTATTGTTCCTTGAGTTCCTTGGAAATTACTTATTGTCCCCTGTGTTCCCTGATCTCCTTGAGTTCCTTGGAGTCCTTGAGTACCTTGAGTACCTTGGAAATTACCTATATTTCCCTGAGTTCCTTGAAAATTACTTAAAGGACCTTGCGTTCCCTGAACACCTTGATCTCCTTGTCCCTGGAGACCTTGTAAACCTTGAAAACCTTGAGCACCTTGAGTTCCTTGCCCATTTACAGCATAAGGAAGATCATTCCAGGCAGTTTCACCATCACCAAATTTAAATGCCTGAGTATCAGACTCTATACCAACATAACCTAATTTTAAAACTGGATTTTCAAACTCCCAATTTTCTGCAGTATCTACTATCTGATCTATCGCTTTATCGGTTTCAACATCACCATAGATGATCATTCCAGCATAGAATGTGGCACGATCATTAAAGAGTTGTTGTAAACTAAGATAATTAGAATTTTCCATTATATTAGAAGATACCAGTAAATGTACTCGTTAAAACATCTGTTCCGACATAAGTCCCTTCGAAACACATCCCCCCAAAAGTCATAGGCAATGGTGGAAGGTTTCCCAAAAGAGCATCAACAGAAGCTTCGGTAGATTTCAATAAAATTCTACCTGCACTTGCTTTTAAATTAATATCTTTTCCAGCACTAAGTTCTATATTTTCATCAGCATCTAATACTATATTTTTCCCTCTTATTCTCACTTCTCCATTTCTTTCGGCAGTTATCCAGACATCTCCATTTTTTCCAGTAATAACTATATCAACTCCAGTAGATTTACTCTTTTGTCCAGCAATAATTTCCAGAGATCCATCAGCATAAATTTTTGATAACCCTCCAGCACTCAATCCACTTAAACTAATTTCTTTTTTATCAGTAACTCCATAAAAATTATAAACATCAACCCCATCAAGACCCATTTGGGGATTACATATATCATACCTAAAATTAGGCCCAAAGCTACTTATGCTTCTCCTTTGCCATTTTTGCTTTTTAAAAGGTCTTTGAGCCATATTAATTAATACAATCTATCTGAGTAATCGGTTTTGTTATGAAATTGCCAGATTCATCAACTTGACTTGGAACAACCTCCAATCTTGTGCTTAGAACAGCCCCAAAACCAGTTTCACTAACAACATCTAATTCTGGAATATCATCAACTCTAATAATTTGTTCAATTTTTCTTTGAGTTCCTATAGTTGCTCTTAAATTTTCTGGTATTGTTGTTGGAACTGGTCCAACATTAGATATTGGATCAATTACTGTTATAATATTTATTGGTGAGACATTAATGATTTTTCCGTCTTCTATTTGTAAATCGTACTTATTATCAAATTGATCTACAGCATAATCACCCGGTGAATAGTCTTCACCAGATTCGACAATATCAATACTTTCAACATAATAAGGATCTAATTCACCTACAGGATAATTTTCACCTTCAGAAACTATATAAATCGATTCAAGTTCACCTTCATCATTAATAATTGCTCGTGCAACTGCACCATAACCTTGATCACAATCGTCACTGATTTCTACAAAAGGTGGAAAATCATACTTTTTACCTTTTTCAGTAACTTTAATTCCAATAACACTTCCAGTTCTCTCTCTACCTTTTCCTACAATCGCACCCATAATGGGAACAGCTTTAGCACCTTTACCCTTACTTCCAAATATTTTTACCTTTGGGGGACTACAAGAAACTGGAGTTCCTGTATAGCATTTTGAGGAAGAAGATTTGGAGGATACCATAAATCCATCAAATGCGGATTGAATATCTTTTGCTGCTGTCTCTAAATCTTTCTTCTTGTTTCCAAAAGCTTCTATTAAATTATCTGCCTTTACACTTTTTGCAATTTCTTTAAAATCTGGTCCTGGAGCATCTTTTGATCCTCTACCAACCATCCACTCATTAACCTTAACTGATAGATCTCTTTTTAATGGACTCTTATTAATTTTACTGACTTGGGCAACAATTCCTGAAATAGATTCTACACTGCTGCGCAGGAACGAAGCGACATCAAATCCACCAACAAGAGATAAAACCTTTTCTATTCCACCAAGAACACCACTCATTCCAGATTCAACCTGTTTGATAATATGATTAATTAATGATCCACTAAATTGATTAGTGGCACAAGATTTAAATCTTTTAGAATTTTTTACTACAGATTTTAATAATCCTGAAATTACGGATCCTAAAGATCCAATAACCTTATTTGCTAATGAAGGTAGTAGTGTTTGAATACTATTAACTGGCCCAACCATAGCAGTTTGTGCCGCAACACCTGCCAAGTGTGCAATTTGATGAGATTTAGTTGCGGCAAAAACTAAATTATAAACTTGCTGATATAGTGCTTTTAGACCTGAATTGATTATTGGACCCAAAGCATTATAAACTCCAGAAATCATACTACCAACAAGACCATTTGTAACTGATTGGATTTTATCAGTTACAATATTAATTAGAGTTGAAACTTTGTTTAATCCAGATTTAGCTGCATTTAATAAGTTAGTTACTTCTGCACCTATTTTATCTATCGTTTTTGAAGTATCTTCAGTACCTGCTACTAAAATATCGCCAATTCCAGTAAAATAGGTCCTCTCATCTTTACCTAATCCCTTCGCCTGCTCAGTAGAAACGTGTCTTGGAGATTTTTGAGAGTTAGCATTACTCTCATTAGACTGATCTTTTACTACATTTTTTCCATCATTCTTAATTTTACTTGTATATCCAGTAAAAGGGACAAAAGGATTTTTATAATCTTTGGAAGGAACTTGGGATGTTCTTCCGAATGCTCCTAAAATGACTGGAATTTGGGCATTATCTCCGTCCAGAAAAAACCCGAATACAGTATCTCCAGGTGAAAGTTTTACATCAGTTGCCTGATTTGCTGCTCCAGTTCCTGCAGTCGATGGTAAAAGAACCTGTGCCCAAGGAAGATCTTCATCTGGTAGATCAACCAAACTATATGGGTGATACCCCATAATGCGAACTTTAAATCTATTTCCCCATCCAGCACCATTAATCTGAGTACCAAGAGATTTTTCTGGTGGAATCTGACCTATCCACCATCTAAATCCGTCTCTTCCAACAAAATTACTTTTTATTAGAGATTCATCTTGCATTTTACCTACTCTTTATTATTTGCTCCGTGCCTTCCAAAAGTATCCCTAATTAATTGCATAGAAGTATATGATCCTTCTGTATCAAAGTGATGGCAAAGTTCTTTTATCATATATAGTCCACTTTGATCATCGTCCATTTCTTTACCTTCAGAACTAGAAATCTTAGGAAATTCGCACATAATAATATCTCCTGCCCTCAAATTAGTATTAGATGGTATAGTCATATTCAAGGTCTGAGTGAACAAAACATTATATCTCATAATAGATTGTGATTGATACTTAAATGGATCTGAATTCTTATCCTTAGAAACATCTTTTTCTAAAGTACCAATATCCAAAACTTGAGTTAGTATTCTTGTTGGAATATCACCTAAAGTAACATTTGAAGAATTTGTTATATTTGGGAGAACCATATCATCTCCCAAATTTTTCATATTTCCAGCATAATCTTCAAATTTAAATATTCCTTTTTCTGGACTTGTAAATTCAAAAGTTAATGGATTATAGAACATTCTATAGCTGCAATATGTACCTAATCTTAATTTTTCTAGAAGATTTTGATTTCTATTAGTAGAATACTTCAGAACATTAAAATCATTATTCCTATCATTACCTGATTGATTAACTTCTGTAAATGTATAAGTTGCTTTTGATTTTTCTGTAATCAGTTTATCAATTGATCTAAATTGCATACCATCTTTAGTCTGGAAGAATACAAATCCAGCAGTAGAATCTCCAGAAATATCAGGAACTGCTTTTGATGCTAACCAAACCAAAACTGTAAAAGGTTTTCTAAGATTACCTATAAATCCATACTTATTTGATGTCTTATCTATCTTACCTATTTTATCAGTTTTTAAATAATCTTTTAAAATAGTATTAACAGATTCATCTATTGTAGATGATGTCGGGAATTTTTTAGGTATTCTAGTCGTTTCATTTGTTATTGCTTCTCTTGAAACTAAATTAAGAACAAAACTTTCTCTTTGAGTTTGACTAATAACATTTGAAATACTAGAAACATAAAGATAATCTTTTGTATTTGTTGCAAAATCCAGACCAGGATTTGTTGAAGAATTTCCTGCGATTTTTATAGAAACTCTTTCTCCACCACGTAGGGGTAATCCATTATAAATTGATTGCGTTTTACCATCTTTACCTTCAATTGAGTGTCCAGTATTAACAACTATAACTTTAGCAGTGATGGTTGGAGAAAATATATCTTCATAATAATCAAAAGAAACTACTCCCTGTTTAATATCAACAGTTTTCTTTCTATCATTAGATTCTATAAAAAATTCTTCGTATATAGATTTTTTTACTGACATTAGGTGTACGCTAAATCTAAAAGTAACTTTTTAGTGATAAATCTATTTAACGAAGTATCATCATAGAAAACATTTTCTTGTCCGCTACCACTAACCATTCCACCAGAAGATTGTATTTGTGGTTGAGGGTAAACAAAAGGAACAACATAAGATTCTGAAGTTTCTTCTTGAACTAATCTTTCACTTGTTTGTTTTCTAGGACTTGGAGAAATTTGTGCAGGAGAAGGTGTAGGAGGAGAAGGTTGCGATTGACTTGGTGGAGAAATCTGAGGACTCTGAGGTTGTCCTTCAACTTTCTTTAATGGGTGTTTTCTCAACCAAGCTCCAGGATCCTCATAAGAACTAAATTGTCCATTTGCCTGTGGTGGACTAGATGAAATTTCCCAGTGTAAGTGAGGACCTGTAGATCTTCCCGTACTTCCGACATTTCCCATTAATGTTCCTTGATTCACAATTTGTCCCAATCTCACGGGAGGTTTATTTATCATATGCCCAAAAAAGTGATATGATCCATATAGATCATCTTTCCACACAACCCAATTTCCATATCCAGCACTAGATGCAGTTCCATCCAAACCTATATGTGTTACTTTCCCAGGAAAATATGCATATAGTGGTGTTCCAGGAGCTGCTGCTAGATCATATCCTTTATGATAAGTTCCACTAGATCCTCTATAACCCATAGTCGAAGTAATAACTGCACCAGATCCAGGTTTAAATGGACTATATGGAACAGATACTGGTGCTCCTTCTCTACCATTATATTTGACAGTACCACTTGTTCCAGTAACTTGTGCAAAATTTGTAGATAGTGGAGTTTGTGGAGTTACTGTTGGCCTTGATGGTGTTGATTGAGTAGGAGTTGTTCTTGCTTGCTCAACAATTGCCCTTTCCTTTGCCGAATATTTAGATCCTCCAACAGTCCAAGGTTGTATTCCTCTTTCCTTAAGTAAAGCAATTGCCATTAAATCTTGATTTTCTGGACTAAATTTATCTTGTGGTGTCAGTCCAGCAGATTTCATAACTCCTGGAAGAGTATTTGGAATAAATTGATATCTTCCGGCGGCATAAACACCATAATTACTGACTTGCGGATTTGATTTATTCATCAACCATTGTTGTCGTTGTAAAACTTCTCCAATACTCATATCAGTTAAATTTTTTCCTATTTTTGATTCGGAGTTAAGAGTTGATCCAACAATTTTATCATTAATTGTTCCTTGATTCATTGCATTATAACTTCCTCCACTTTCTGGTCCAGAGATAATGTCCAATGCTTGTTTATGAATAGGTTGTAGTTTTCCTCCACCACCTTGTTGTTTTGAATAGTCTGTGCCAAAAGCAGGAGAATCTGGACGGCCACCAAGACCCGTAGTAAGTGGAGTTTTCAATAAAGTCATTACTTCATCAAAAGAACCTTTCATTTCGAAAAAAGTATCATTCAAATTTTTCATTGCAGTGTCAACTCTATTTTCACTATCTTTAAAATCAAGAGATAAAAAGTTCTTTAAATATGCACTTATTACACCACCAAATGCTGAAAATAATTTCACACTATTTGGTATAAAATTTTGTAATATTCCAGTAAGAGTTATAACTCTTCCACTAAGTTCTTTTCCCATTTGATCAATTGTTGGGAGATTGTAAATCAACCAACCTGCCATAATTGTGCCGGCAAAGTCTAGTATTCTTCCAAAAAATCCTTTAGTAGTATTTGCAATTGCTTTAGCGGGTGCTCTAAAAACTGCACCGACTTTGGTTAATTCTATAATATCCCTACCTTTTCTCCTTCTTGAAGACTCTACTTTTCTTTTAAAAGAAATAGAATTTTCTCTTATGTAATTTTTCTTTCTTTCATTTCCTTTTAAAATATCTTTATTAATTTTTGCAGTATAACTTTGACTTTTGTTTAATCCTTCAGTTAAGGAAAACATTCCCTTAGTGATATTTTTTATATTAATAAAAGATTTTTTAAGAAGGTTAGTTGCTGCCATTTTATATTACGACATTATAGTGTATTTGTGAATATAAGGCATAAAAATTATCAGGGTTAGATGATGGAATTGCAGGTACATCATTACTAGCAGAACTCATTTGTTGTGGAGGTGGTGGTGCTTGTTGGGGAATTGGTGCAACAGTTATATTTGGTTTTGGTTTTTCGACTGGACCTACATTAGAAGATGGTTTTTGTATGCCTTCAATAACTGGACTTGGAGTAGGAGAAGTAATTGCTCTTTCTGCCTCAACTTCTGATGTGTAAGGCATCAGAGAATCATCCTCAGTTTTTAGTGGATTTTTAATATCCAAAACTGAGGATAAATCTACTGCATAATTTTTAGATTCACTATATGTTGGAAAAATTTTAGAGTTGATACTAGTAAGTTGATCACCAAAATTAACAGAAGTACTGACTGATTCAGTATCTTGTTCAATATTTTGTTCCATAGATGGTGATTGAATAACAAAAGGAGTCTGTAACTCTGGTGATTTTTCTGGAGTTTTAACGTTATCTTTAGATTCTGGTGGTTGAGGAGTATTTACTTTCTTTTCCTTAGGTTCTATTTGTGGAATAGGTTGTGGTTGATTTTGTGTGGTCTGCGATTGATTTTTAGATTGTTGACCAGTCATAGATCCATATAGATCTGTGACACTCTTTGACGCCAATCCAAATAAACCAGGCAAAAATGATCCAGGATTTGTAGTAGGTAAATTACCTTCCTTCTCATTTTTAGGTACCATAAATCCAGACATCATTTTACCCATACCTTCTAAGGCAGATGATGTGGTTTCTGTTACTGTCTTAACTGCTGGATTTTCAGTAATGGATCCCAATAAATTAGGGGAAGATTGTGAAGACTCTGGAGTACTAATACTTGGAGAGTTATTTGGAGATGGTGAATTGTTGGGTGTATTTTTATCACCACTGTCCCCAGAAATTAAATTTTTAACAAAATTTACAAGTGGATTATTCCCCACAAACTCAGTTATTGAGTTAGTAAAACCAATAACCGTACTTATAACATTTTCTATTCCACCTTTTATTGTATCGAATATATTATAAACAAATTTAAAACTATTTTCTGCAGATGTCTGAATCTGTTTTAGATTTTCAAAAGAACCATCAATTAGATCTTTTATTTGGAATATTCCTTTATATGCTAACCAACCAACAAAAAATTTGGTTAGTGTTCCCATCAACGAAGATAATGTTGATGTTGTTTTCTCTGCAACATCCTGAACAGGTGCAGTTACAGCAGCACTAATCTTTCTTTCTATTAAAGCTTCTGACTCGTCTCTAAGTGCTTGCTGCTCTAATGCCCTATCCTGCTGTAACTTTTGTTGTTCTCTATAACTTTCAAGAAAATTGTTATTGACAATACTAGATGATAAAGAATTCAATGAACTGGACAAAACATCTATTCTTTGTCCAAGTGTAACTAATCCAGATGATATAACATTCAAAGAAGATTGATTTGATTCCAGAAACTTTAATGTCTCTGGATCTGGACCAGTATTTCTCTGAGCATTTAATGGATTCTGGGATAAAATGGAAGCTCTATCATCCAACAACCCAGAAATTGTACTAGATCTGGATATCTGAATTCTATTTTCTCTGGATAGTGGTGATGAGATCTCAACCATTTACCTTGTTTTTTAAGTTTTCTTCTTCAATATACTGTTGAAGGAAAGTAAGATAAACTTCTCTTTCCCAGGGAATCATATTTTCCAACTCCGTCAAACTATATTTATGGTGTTGAATCAAGGCAAAGTTTACTTTATAATATGACGCAAGATCTTCGTGCGCCATTCCTATGCGAAAAAATCGGATAATCCCTCCAGAATAACCTCATTTTCAACTTTAGTTTTTGGATTAGTAAACTTAATAGTATGCGAAAGTTTCGGCATCGTTTCAAAAAACTTTTCAATCTGTTTAAATTGAACCGAAGACAATTGCTCAAGAAATTCTGTTAATTCTTTTTTAGTACAATCTGCAGCAGACCAAGATTCTTCCTCGGAATATACTTGCTCCATACAAGAGCAAATCAGATCAAAGGTCTCATCAACAGTAACATTACTAATATTCGTAAAGTTGTTTTTGATGAATTCATTCAAAGATGGATATTTCATTCTTAATGTTAAATTTTCATCAAGTTTAATATCTCTACTATGTTCTTCACTTGTTTCGACTTTAATATCGTCTAAATTTATTTCAATGGGAATTTTAGTTTCCCCATCATCTGGGCAAGTAATCATAACTTCTACTGTTTCCCCAACAGATTTTCCACGAATATTCAAAAACAAATATTCAATATCAAATGTTGAAAGATTATCTACTTTTACCCCTTTTGTTAAGATGCAGTTAGATATTAAAGTTTTAACGGCATTAGCTATTTGCTTTGGATCTTCACTCTCCATAGCAATAATAAGAACTTTTTCTTCCTTGACTAAAAAAGGTCTGTAATTAATTTTTTTTCCAGTTGATGGTATTTCCAACTCATATGTTGGTGTAGCAATTTTTGGTAAAGGCATAATATCCTACAATTCAGTAAGATTATTTATCTTACTATAGTAGGATTAACATTTCCTGGTTTGTAAGTAACTCCTCTAACACCACTCTCATTTCCAAGAGATTGACCTGTTCTGTAAATTACTGGTGGTGTAGATGGATTTTTGATAATATTGTTAAAATTAATTCCCCTAACAAAATCAAGACTGGTAACTGGACCGCAAACATAACGATCAAAGTTAAATGTTGCGGATGCCTTCAAAATATTAGAAGAGTCATATGAAACGCTTATATTATTAATTGAAAGAGGAAATAAACCAAAGAAAGTATATTCTATTTCTGCGGCATAATCTCTATCAAATTTTATAATTCTTGTGCGGTCAGTCTTATAATCTTTTGGATATCTCATTCTAAAGAAGTATCCATCTCTTCCAGGATTTACCTGAGATCCACTAGATATAAATTCCATCCAGTGTTCTAAAAACTTGACTATCTTATAATCTTTATCGACATAAAATTCTAAATCAATTTGAGTAAACTGACGAGTGTGAGCCATTCTCTCAACAACACCCGTGAAGTTTCCGACAATATCTGATGTTGCATATGAACTTCCTGGCAGAGATGCAGAAGAACACAATAAACCAACGTTTTCAGTAATAAAGAACGGATCAATCCCTCTATCCAATAAATATCTTCTCACAGGATAAGGTGCATCCATTATCACTTGATAATGTGACGTTTGTGCTAGGTTTGTGAGAGTCTTTTTAAACGCTGATATTGGGCGACGTATAGGCACTCTAAATACCTTTATTAAGTTTTTATGATGTAGTTATTTAGATGTCATACAAAGGAAAATACAAAATTAAAAATCCACAAAAATACAAGGGAGACCCAACTCAAGTAATTTGGAGATCTTTGTGGGAAAGAAAGTATATGAAATATCTAGATTCAAATGATAATATTCTAGAATGGTCTAGTGAAGAAATTTTTATCTGGTATAAATCTCCAATTGATGGAAGACCTCATAGATATTTTCCCGACTTCTATGTGAAAGAACAAATGCCAAATGGTTCTATTAAAAAATATCTTGTTGAAATTAAACCCAAAAAGCAATTAAGTCTTCCAAAAGAACCAAAAAGAAGAACTCAGGCGTATCTAAACGAAGTGATGGAATATGCCAAGAATCAATCAAAATGGGAGTATGCAAGAGAATGGTGTGAGGATAGGCAGTATGGATTTAAAATACTTACAGAAGAAGATTTAAATATTAGGTCTTAAAATGCCAAGAAAAACTATAAAACAAAGAAAATCTAGCAACATATCAGATACTCACAGTAATAGAATTAGACCTATTCTAAAAGAATTAATTGGTGTAGAAGATCCAGATGATATGATGTTAAGAATATTAGAAGTTCTTTCAGAAACAGAAGTAGTTCCAAATTCTTCAGGTGAATATTATACTTTCATATACAATCCAAAGACCTCTGGTATACAGTATGATGCTTACCCATTTGTTGCAGTAACTGATATATTCAAATGGGGATTCAGAGGAATTAATTTTCACTGGGGTGAAGTAAGGCAATATACTTGGCAAGAAATAGTTGGGTCTTTGCATCGGGTTTATCCCGAAGAAGTGAAAGATTTACAATCTATCCCTTTTGCAAAAATTAAAAATAAATAGTTAAAAAAAGTAGATGGCAGATCCGATTTCTGGGTATACACTAGCTCAAAATAATATAGATTTGAGTAGTGCTACTCAAAATAATAGTATATCGTATGCTAACGTTTCTGACGTTAAGCCATTATCTGAATATGTTAATGGAAATGCAAGCATTACTAATCAATCTCCAACATCCTCACCCTTGCCACCAAAAGGTAATGGTCCTTTGAGATATCCAAATGCCTTATTGGATAACACTTCGGATTGGCTTGAAATAAAAATAGTTAAATATAAACCTCCAGGATTCAACACTCAATCAGGAACTTTAAGATTTGGAACTGCGACTGAGTCAATAAGAAATAAACAATCTGGATCACTCCAAAGTGTAGTACAATATATTCACTTGCCGATACCAAAACAATTAGCAGATGGAAATTCGGTTGATTGGGGTGCCGATAGATTAAATCCTTTGTCTGGATTAGGAGCACAGGCGGTAGAAGGATTAATTAAAAATCCAGGAGATATTACAAAGATATTACAAAATGCATATACTACCGCAGTAAATGCTACAAAAAGTGGAGAAGGGCAAGGTAGTGTAATTTCGGCAGCATCCCAACAAGTGCTTAACAGTCTTGGAGCAAATGTTTCGGCATCTAGTATTTTGGGAAGATCCACTGGAACTGCAGTAAACCCAAATTTAGAACTATTATTTAATAGTGTTAATTTAAGAGAATTTAATTTTACATTTGATTTTGCACCAAGAGACTCATATGAGTCACAAACAGTTAAGCAGATTATTAAATCTTTTAAGAAAGCAATGTCACCAAAAACAAATCTTGCAAGTGGTGCTGGAATTGGATTATTAGTTGCTGCTCCAGATGTATTTGAAATTAAATATAAGAGTGGAAGTGCGGATCACCCATTCTTGAATGCATTTAAGACTTGTGCCTTACTAGATATGAGATTAGATTATACTGCATCTGGAAATTATTCAACATATTCAGATGGAACACCAGTTCATATATCTATGGCACTTACATTTAAAGAATTGAATCCAGTCTATGCAGAAGATTATGATACAGCAGAATCTGGACCAGGAGTAGGATACTAAGATGAGTTACTTCAGAGAACTACCAGATATTGAGTATCAATCTCAATTACCGACTAAAAACTCTTCTCTCAATTATGTAAGAGTCAAGAACCTTTTCCGTAGAGTTAAACTTCGTGATGACTTACAGAACGTATTTACTCTCTTTAACAAATATCAGGTTAGAGATGGTGAAAGACCAGATACAATTGCAGAAGCATTATATGGATCTTCAGACCTAGATTGGGTTGTTTTACTTTCTGCTAATATTATTAATGTGAGAAATGAATGGCCTCTTTCTGATAGAGATCTTTATAGATTTGTTGAAGAAAAATATGGTCTAGAAAAAATGTATGAGGTAAAATATTACCAAACAACTGAAGTCAAAAATTCGACAGGTAATCTAATTTTACCTGCAGGTAAGATAGTTGATTCTAATTTTACTATTCCAGATCCAAATAATCCTTATATTTCATTAAATCCAGTTGTAGGGATATCCAACTATGACTATGAGGTTGATAAAAATAATAAAAAAAGAACGATTTATATTCTAAAGCCACAGTATCTGCAGCAATATCTGAATGATATTCGTTCTATTATGTACTATGAGAAGTCTTCTCAGTATATTAATACTAAGTTGATTAAGACTGAAAATACTCTAAACACTCCACAATAGTTTTAGATTCTTATCAAACATCATCACATAACGGTGCTTGCGGGAGCGTTCTTTCCATTCTCCCTCGACACCTTTTACTTTACCCCGTGAATGCTTGGTACCGTCTGCATAGTAGAAATCTTTTTTTGGATCTGAAAGACCACAATACTTAAAGTTACAAGCCCTATAGATTGTGCCAGTATGAAAATCACTATCAGCGTAAGAGATGATTGCTTTAACTTCAGTATCTTTTCGTAACTGTCTAATCGCTTTTGAAACAAACCAAGAAGTGATATTATACTCGCTCTG